ATATAATGCACCTTGCTTTTTATGATAGCATTATGCTTGGCAGACTTATTGAAAAGGTCAACTAAATAATTCGGGTAATCGTTACGATCTCCGTATTGAATATAACCTTCGCCTTTCTTTTCTTTAAATTCTGGTTGCCTTGCCTCCGCAAATGTGACTACTCTTAGATCCATTTATTGTCTGATTTTGTAAGTATCTGTTGTTGTATATTCTGTGAACTCAAAAGCAGTTCCGACTAATTCCATAATCCCTGATTCAAGCATATTTAATCCGGCAGGGTTTAGGTTGCTTGTGCTTGCTTGCTCATAAATTTGATAATCATATTGACCATTTAAAGCATTTGCAAAATTAGTATTTGTAACAAAGCTAAACTCATTGTACCGATCCTTGTAAACGCTTAAATCGGTATTGTTTAACCTCACAAATTTAATCTCTGTATTTGCGCTTCGATTCGTGAACACAAATAAATAATTCGGGTTAGTCAATAACTGCTTTTCAGTCAATGTCAATATAACTAAATGTGTTTGTCCTTTCGTTAACCTGATCATATAACTAAATAGCAAATCAATGTAAAAATTACAAAATAAAAAAACCGCTGACCAACTGATCAACGGCTTCCCCAAACACTAATGAAAAATTATACTCCCGGAGTTTCTAAAGCATTGTAAACAGTTGAAGTCACACTTGGTGCTAATGCTGGTTCTGAACCAGTAAAAGTCAAAGTAAATCCACTTCTATCGCCTTGTGCAGTTCCGGTTGAAGCTGCGTTTGCAGTCATATCAATACCTCGTGTTTTACCTAAGTACCAATATATTCCGTTGCTATCTTTTGCAACTGCAACCAAAGAGTTTTGTGCTAATAATAGCAACTCATTTCTTGTATTCGTTTGTAGCTTATTTAAAATGATCTGCAATTCTTGACCATAGAAAACAGTTCCGTTTGCAACAGAAGCAGTCATTGTCTGGTTAAACATTGAAGTGTCTTTCACTAAAGCATACTTCCAGAAACGTTTTCCAGCAGCCTTAGTCAATGCAGTTATTACACCACTTGCTTCGGTTGTTGTTGTTACGTTTGCTGCTTCTGTGAAATATACTTCGACAATGCCTCCAAGACTATCTCTACAATCTAAGCTATATCCTTGTGTTAATGCGCATGGCATAATATTGAAATTTAAATTTAAAAAATTAGAGGGTTTTTACACCCTCGTTAATTATGATAAAATGAACTTTACGATTTCATCTGGGAAAGCTACGTTTGTTCCCATTTTGAACTCAGATACAAAACGAACCTGATCTGCTTCCTTTGCGTAGAAGATTTCGAATTTATCTTCTTCGTTCAAAAGGTCAGTTCCTAAAAATAGGTTACTAAGTCTCAAAGCATAAATCTTATTCGTTCCGTTCAATCCTGCCAAAGCGATAACCTTGATTGGAGTTCCCGGCAATACAAATTCAGAATCAGCCTTTCCGTCAAAAGAGTAGTTAAACATATTAGCATTTTTCAATGCAATAGTGTATGTTCTGAATACATCTTGACCGCAGAAGATAGTCATGTCATCAGCAGCTACTACCTGAGCAGGAATTGCTTTGTAAACACCATCAAAAATTGAAACTACGTTTGTAGCAATGATTCCAGTTGCAGCACTAATTGGCGCAGTTGCAATAAAAGTTGCAGAGTTTGCAGCTACTGGTCCAGTTGCAGCACCGATCAATTTAACTAAACCATCAAACTTGTTAAGGTTTACGTTAACTGAATCAGTATCTCCCTGCCATAATGCAGTTTCCAACTGAGCAGCGATTGTCTTTGCCTTCTTATCGGCAAATTCTTGCTCAAATGGAATAGAATCATACATTGAACCAGTAGGCAATGCCTTCTGCAAGTATTTAGATTCTAAGTCTTTTGGACAAAGTGCCTCATTTACTTTTATCTTACCAACTGTCACAGTTCTCTGAGTGAAAGTTGTTGAACCTGAAGCAGTAAATCCGCAGCTACCACCAGCTTGGAATATTGCGTCTGTGTCCATTATATTGATTGTCTCCGCGCTTTTCACGCCAATCATTACGTTTCCTGCGCTCTTAATTAAAGCGGCAGTTTTTGCTCCTAAAACTGAATCCGTTACCAGTAAGGCTTCGTTTTGCTCGGTATAAGCGGCTAAGGTTGATACGTCAAATGCCATCGTTTTTTATTTTTATTTGTTTAAAATTGCTTGTCTATACTTGTTAATTCTTTCTTCTTTTATACTGTTTGTTTTTACAAATTCAGTAAAGCTATTTGGTTTTTTAATTGGATCTTCTGTCGGAGCTTTTGAAATTGATTCAATCAAATCAGCTACTTGTTGAAATCCCTGCTTTACCTTGTTTTCAAGTTCAGCAATCTTTGCATCATTTGCCTTGATTAATTCTGAAATCACCTCATTAAATGCCTCAGCCATTTCTTCCTCCTTCTTCTTATCGTAACCAGCCTCAACATCAACCTCTGGACTTGCTTCAACTACCTTAGTTTCGATTGCGGTAATCATACCATTTTCATCTAAGGTAATTTCCGTTCCATCCATTAATTCATGATCTCCAACTGGTGCTGGGTTGCCTTCAAGCGTTACCAAACCGCCAATCTCTAAAGCTGAAATCTCAACTTTAGTGCCATCCATTAAAGAATACTCTGCCATTTCAACCTTAGTTTCTTTCATCGGATCAACTTCTGCTTCAACTGGCAAAATGTTGTCATCAAACAACGCCTTTATTTTTAAAATTGCTTCTTGTGCGTTCATACTTTTTATTTAAATAGTTAAAAATTGATTCTTTATCACTTAACTTCTGATAATATTTTCTTGATTGCATCCATTAATGATGCGGCTTGATTTACCTCTTTTGGTTTATAACTGAATAATCCCTCAACGCTAAATCCCATGATCTCGCCACTTTTTACTTTTGCCCATGCTTCGTCATTTTCCACAATCATCGAACCGAACCAGCTACCCTCTGGTGCATCTTCAAAACCTTTCATCGGCATAATACCTCTGGAAGAATCTGATATAAAACTTTCAAATAAGGTAACGCCCTCAAATTGTTGATTGGAATTGTGCATTAAATTCACGTTGCTTTGGAATCCCTTTTTGAAAAATTTCTGCACAATCTTGATAATAGTGTTCGCACTAAAAGCCACGTAATAATCACCATAAGTATTATCAGATCTAAAAATAGGCGTATCAGCCAACATAATAGCCCCAGAAATAATGCGGCGATCTTCATTAGTGACTTCAAATTTTTGAGTTTTGTTAAATGCATTCCAATTCCTTTGTATTGCCGGGCGATCTACCAATGCGATAAAATCGACTTGTGAATCATCTTCAATGCTATCCGTAATGTCAAGCATATAAATAGGGATTTCAGTATTCATATTTATAAATAGCTTTTATTTAAAAGTTTATCATTTAATCAAATCTTGCTCTGTTTTCAATCTCCTGCATCCTGCTCTGACTATTGGTAATATCTGTTTCAACAACATACGCTCTGACTATCGTATCGCCTGATGCACGATCAACACCACCGCCACCTCCGCCACCTAAATCTGGAGTGTCCATTTGATTAATTGTAGGTATTGAACCCATCGAACCAACACCACCACCAGCAGGAGAAGGTATATCAATGAATCCCGGCTCTGATGATCCGCCAGGAACTGGAGGAGTTTTTACCGCTAAAATAGATTTTACATTTTTGAATCCAGCAACAACTGCTGCTGCCGCCGCCGCAATACCTAAAGGAACACCGACAACTGGTATTTTTGCTAATGATGCAAATGCCGCAGTTGCAGACATATATGTGTCTATTGTTGTTGAAACAACCGCTGCCGCCTTTCCTGCAATCGTATGCTCACCAACTGCTTTAGCTACGTTCTTTAAGGTGCTGCTTATTTTCTGTGCATTCTCCGCTCTGGATGCTGCTTCTTTTTTACTAAGTTCAATTCTCGCTTCAGATAATTTTTTTTCAGTATTATTATATTCTTCTCCACTTATTTTGCCCTCGTCGTACAATCTTTTATTTAAAGCACCTGCATTATCAAGACCTTTTTTCCTTTCCTTAAATGTTAAATTTTCATTATTAACTATTGTGTTAAATTTATCAAACTCTTTATCGTTAGCCTCCTTTAAAAATTTGCTATCAATCGCCGCAACTTCTGCACCATTTTTGTTTTTTAACGCCGCAATTAATATGCCTTTTTGTTTTTCGGTATAATCTGCATTGTTAAGTATTTTATTAGTTTCCTCAAGCATTTTTTCATTTAAGGCTGCAATTTCTTTTTCTTTGCCTTCCTTAAATGCAGCAATACGAGCATCTGATAAAGTAGCTTGTAAATCCTCTTCGAACTTTTTATCCTTCTTTGCTTGATCTTCTTTTATTTTGTTATCAATTGCATTAACTTCTAACTGATAAGTCGCTTCACTTGCTTTTTTTAACTCATTCTTAGTTTTTATGTCAATCTTTAAAGCATCAATTTCAGAGATCCTTGCATTATTATTTATCTCCGCTTGTTTTTTTGCCTTATCATCCTCTGAAGTAATTTCAGCTAATGCCTTTTGATTCTGCAAATCAAGCAACATTTTATCAGCACTCTTTTTATCTTCAATAGCTTGTTTGTTCGCTTCATCCCTTTTCTTCTTTGCTTCCTCTGCTGCTTTTTTATCTTCCTCCGCACTTTTCTTATTAAATTCCGCACTTAAAACTAATTGCTGAACTTTTAAATCCCTAAACTTTTTCTGCTCTTCTTCCGATAATGTCCCTTTTACCTTACTCGCATTTCTCAGATCATTCAGTTCATTTTCATTTCTTTGTTTACTTAACTCATATATTTCTTTTTCAGATCCGCCCTGCGCTTTTAAAACTTTGATTCTGTTTTCAATGTCTTCATTTGCGCGTTTATTTGCAGCTGATAACTTGTCCAGATTCCTTTCCGCCTCGCTTGTGACTCCAATAAAGTCAGTAAATTGCGTAACCAAATTACCGACGCCTTTTGCTAAGTCGCCAAGCGGGCTGTTCTTTATCCAGCTGCTAATTTTGTCAAAGTTATTAATCACTAATCCCAAAGCAACAACTAATGCACCGATACCAGTCGCTATAATCGCACCCTTTAAAATATTGAATCCAACGCTGGTCTGAACAGTTGCAATACCGAAGGCTTTCTGAATTGTTACCGCCGTTTGCGTTGCTGCATTGTTTAAAGTCTGGAAGGTTGTAGTGCTTTTAATTACTGCACCCAACTGTTTGAATGAATCAATGCTTTCACCAACTGACTGCAATCCCTGAGATAATGCCATTGCGGCATTTACTTTTAATAAAGCAGCTTCAACATTCTTATTTTCTTTACCAAATAAAGCCATCCCGCCCTGCAGCGCAGCGAACCCACCAGCAACACCAGCCAATGAGGAAG